TTGAATTCAATAATTGTGAGACCAAGAACACGTTATACGAATCTTTTATGTACTCTATATCGTAGGACATCATGGTTGAGATTAATTCATCTCCCCAAATAATGTCAGGATACTCCTCTTTTAGAGAATACTCTAAAAGTGAGAGACCCTTTCTAGGATATAGCTTACACAAGATGAAGAAAGTACGTATTAATAATAATACGTGTTGTTCCTTCAATTTTTGTTGTCGGAACACATCTCGGATAGGAATTATGGATTCATAATTCCTCTCTTCGAGATGGCTCGCCAGCTGAGGAAGATCAAGAATGTTCTTCTTCACCGCACGGCATATGTTAGCAGAAATTCTACTAACATCATTACCGTTATTAATGGAACGTGAAACAAATTCACCAACGAGGTTTTCCTCAGTGGCAGATTTTGTTTTTGATTGGTTTATGCTTATACCGCACATTTCTGTGTAAGTATTCAGCACATGCCGATCTGGGTCATAACACCATAGGTCATCACCAACTTTATTGAAGGTGCTTTCCGTAATAGGCATTTGGTAATCTTCATTATAAACCATTTCTAGAAGGAAAAGGTCTGTAATCGTAGCAATGTCAAATGAACCATTGGTACCCATACCCTGACCGCGTTGATATTTCAACGTGGTCTTTCGACCCTTAACGTGCCATTCGCATGATATAACAAGGTTATACCATGCGTGGGCTATCAGCTCGCCATATCTGGCGGTCATAAAGTCTAACTGTAGGGATGAAGGAAATGCGTCCGTCCAAGACGTGACGTCATAACTTTCCACGCCAGGTCTTATAAACTTTTTCAAGTTTTCAAAACCTTTTGCGTGATCATCGCTAAAGCTCACTTTCCCAAATCTTTGTTTAGTGTATAGCTGAATGTCGCTCATTATGGGTTCAAGGAGAACTTGTGTCCAGTAGTCAGAAATGGCTACTAAACGACATTTGTTCCCTTTATCTCTAACAGTTGTGATATATCTCAACCGTTGTCGATCAACCCTTGTGTGCTTCTCAGACCGTGCCTTCATGTATTCATAAAGGTCACTGTTCCCTGATGCCATACACAGTCTCATAAAAGGTTCATGTAACTCGGAATTTATCAACGCATACGCTTCAACGTCAGCGGTCTGCCATTTCGGCTTACCGTTTGGACCATTGGAAAGTACGCGAGTTGATGGCTTAGTAATAAGCTCCAACTT